TGTCCCACTCGGCGAACGCCATCACGTCCGGCCGGTCGTACCACTTCGCGCACATCATCGTCAGCCGGGGATGGCGGGTCACCGTTTCGTAGTGGACGTACCGCTGCTTGAGGTCACCGCGGTTCCACCAGTGCTGCTCGCTGATGCCGTCCAGGCGCTCACAGTCGAGAATCAGAATCCGGTTGTTGACCTTGGCGATGCGCCGGGATTTCAACTCTTTGTCGAGACTCATTTGGTGACCTGATACTTGCGGCACGTTTCCGATTCGCCGCGAAGATGATTACGGAAGGCGCTGTAACCGATTTGCAGGGGCCGGTCGGGGTCGTCGGAAAGGATCTCCCACAATTCCCGCTGGGACAGCTTGCTCGTTAGCCAGGTATTCACTTCATCCCTCACCGATTGCGGTGCCGCGTCAAGCCATCGACAGGTGGTGCATCCGTCCCTCGCCCTGCGCGTTGTCTCAAATCGCGCCTTCGCCAGCCGTTCCGATAGTGACATGGGTAACCCCTGTTCTTGAACGCTCCAAGAAGAAAGATAACCTACGACCTGGACAAACCTCGGTAACCGGAGGTGAACTACTTCTCCGACCTGGCCTTATCCCGAGCCGCGCGAGATCGCACGGTGCTCAAAGACTCCAGTCTTTCCGTCAAATCCTGGCGCAATTCACGAATGGATTCCCGCCGCTCAAGGCGTTCCTGATGAACGTCGCTGTGCAGCAATGCTATCTTCTCCGACAGCCGGGTAACGGCGGTCGCCATTGTCGTAACCTCGTCGCGGAAGTTAATGACATGACCGTTCTGCACCTGATCTTTGACCGTCCGAATGTCTTTCCGGTTGTGCCACGCAGCCACCGCCGCGATACACGCCGGGACGGTGACGATGATCAGACCGAGAATGTCCCACATTGTGTCGATGTGTGTTGGGTCAGGCATGTCACGCCGCCTCACGAACCAGTGACGGGCTGCCCTTGGTGCCGACCCGCTCCGATGCGAGCGAAGTCAGGATCGACACAACAGCTGCACCGGCCCCCACCGACACGACGCCCAGCCAGTTCACCGACAAAATGTCGACGGCCCCGGCACCGAAGGTTGCCAGCGCCGATTGGGCGAATGTTTTGATCGCCCGTTCGGTCGCGTCGAGCCAAAAAGCTTTACTCCACAACATCGTTCGGCAACGCCCACGTCGCTACGGTCGTGAGGACCGCTGCCAGGATTCCGATGCCAGTCGTCCACGTCCCCGGCAGAACACCGCCGAAGTTGTGGGTGACGAACGTGAGGACGGTGACGACGCTGCCGATTCCGGCGGCGATGGCCTTCCGGTAGACCCCGAGGTTCTTCAGCATGATGTTCTCCCTTGATCGAACCTCAGTCTAAGCCCTAACTGGCAAGTAGATAGTCGATCGCTGGCCGCGGATCGTAGGTGATGTGCGGCCGCGTGCCGCTACCGAAGAAGACCAACGTGTCGAACATCGCCTTGAACGCACCGATCGCGCCGGGCACCGGCTCCTTCGCCACCTCGAGAAACTGTTGGAGCAGGTTGTCGGGGCCGGAGAACACCTTCGTTCCGCGGATGATCTGCCAGATCGCGGTCTTGTCTTCGCGGGATTCGTCGTCAGCGGAGGCCGCGTACATGTCGCCCTTGTGGGCGTAGTTCCGCCACCAGCTGGGCGTGTCCACCATGAGCGGTGTCGCCACACCCGACGTGTCCGGCGGGGCGATCGGGCCGCCAGGATCGGGGAACACCTTGCCCTTCTCCCGACACGGATTGCCCCACACAACCGCCTTCTTGATGTACGGCTTCGCCCAATGCAGCACACCGTCCGCGGGTTTAATGTCCTGCTCCCAGCACTCGGACACCACGACGCCGCCCTGCGAGTACCCGCCCAGCACCGCGCCGAACTTCTCGACACGCGGCCGGTGGACGGCGAACTGTGTGCGGAGCTCGGCACGGCCGGCCGCGATGGACGGCCCCATCGGCACCGCTGCCGCCGGATACCCGATCGGCTGCCACTTGTACTTGTGTTCCACAGCCCGCGCGCAGTCGGCGTCCGGTCCCATCCACCACGGGGCGCCCGTGCCGCACACCGTGAAGAACACACCCCTGGTGTCTGGTGCGACGGGCCGTTCCAGGTAGCCCATGACGTACTTCGTTTCGGCGTTGATGACACCGGCGATGTACTTGTTGGCGGGCAGCTTGCCGCTGGCCTGATACCGCCGCTGCATCTCGGTGACCACCAGGGCGACAGCGGTCGTGTAGTCGCCGTTGTCGGCTAGGCCTTTGGCGTAGGAAAACTTCTTCCGCATGTACGCCTTGATTTCGCGGATCTCGTCACTAGAGTCGCCGACCCCGAGGCCGACGTACTGTCCACCGATTCTCATGCTGCCCTCTCCACTTCCATAGCTAACCACTGCCCAATGTATTCGGTGTAGGCCGGGGGGATGGCCTGTGACAGCGACTTGCGTCCCACCCGCCCCGTCTTGATCCAGTCGATACCCATAGCAGGTAGGCCAGTGCGTCTGCCTGGTGGAACTCAAACGGGTAGTCGGGTTGCGGCGCAATGTCGACACCCACCACGTCGAAGCCCGCCCGGTTGTATCCCACTGCTGCCCCGCCTGCCCCGCAGAACAGGTCGAGCAGCCTCACCCGCCGTACTTCTTCAGGACCGCTTGCAGCTCGGCGACCAGCGCCTTGAGCCGATCCGCGTCGGACGGAGCCGGTGCCGGCGAAGGTGCCGGCGAAGCCGCATACTTGGCGAGCGCCAGGTTGAACACATCTTTCGGGAAGCCGGGCCCGACGTCGGTGTGAGTGCCGTCCTTCAAGACGTTGGTGACGTACTGGTGGTCGGCGATCCCGGCAGTGCCCTTTGTGTAGCTGCCACCGGTGCCGAGGAAAACAATCGGGATGCCGTACTTCTTGCAGTCTTGCACCGCCAGATACGCGGCCACGTCGATAGCGTTGGCCTGCTTCAACCAGTCCTCGCGGGTCCAGCTGGCCCTCGACCCGGCGAAGCACAAGTTGATGGAGCGGTTGTTCGCCGACAGCACCGACCAACTGGCAAGGTCTGTGTCCACGCAGTCGACCACCGTCACCCCGCCGTCCGAGGCCTGGCTGATCGTGTAGTGGTAGCTGACGTTGTTGGCCGACTTGAACCAGTTCGCTAAGTTCTCCGCGGCCGCGTTCCCCCCGCCGCCCTCCTGGGTGTGCAGCAGAAACAAGTCGACCTTCGTGCCGCTGCGGTCGCTACAGTTGCTCGACCAGATCGGGAACTCGTTGAACGCCGGTCGATTGTCGGCCACAGCCGCTCCTCCTAGTCCGCGGACCAAGGCCCACGCCCCGTCCCAATGTTTCGCGTACTCGCCGCGCAGATCCTCTCGGCAGTTCTGCACGTTGGCGATCGTCTCCGACGCCGCGTAGCGGCCTTGGAGCGCCTCGTTGATGTTACGCAGTCGGGACATGAACTGGTTACACGACGACCGCAGGTCCATGCGTGACGCCATCGACCCCCACCAATTGTCGGACGGTGCCGGGTTCTCCCCCGCAACCCTGTTCTGCTGCTGGAAGTAGCCGACGCTGCGGCCGTCGTCGGACTCCGAGTCGTGCGGATAGTTCAGCGAGGTCGGGTCCTTCCGGTTGGCGGGACACCAGAACGCTGACTCCTGGGCGATGCACATGAGCGCCAGGACGACAGCAATCTCCGGCAGTCCGCGGGCCCGCGCCACATCGGCGCACACCTTGGCCACCTCAGCCGGGGTGAGCAGCGGCTTGTCCGCTTTCCATGTGAAAGACATTCAACCCCTCAATGCGATGATGGCGCAGGACAGCGCGCCGAGTGCCATGCCGAACGCTACCAACGAAACCACGACCGCAGCCCAGATATGGGCGCGGAGTCCGGTGGCTGAAACTTGCCCTCCGGCTTCTTCCAATCCATCTTCGGTGTGTTCGACCACGAATAAGGGGCATGGGACAGCGCGCCGTCGGTTCCGTCGTCGTGCTCGAACATCGTGCAGCCACACGGACAGTCGTAGTAATGCTGATGACCACATACGCACATCAAAACTCCCGCAGAACAACGCCGACAGGCTTATGGGTGTAGGCCAGGTGGCCGGTCTTCAACGCGCACAGAAACCGGTACGAGCCTGGGGACTGGCCGACGAATGCGAGGATGTCGAGAGCTTCGCGGCGCGCAACGATGGTGACCTGTCGCAGATCCTCGGGATCTAGCATGGCGACCGCCTAGCGCCGGGCTGTTATCAACTCTCAGGGTATCAGCGGGTGTTCAAAAGTTGAACACTATTCGTTGCCGATGATGATGTGGTTCGGGTCGTTGCCATCACCCGCCGGCAGAGCGATCGCCAGCGACTCGTTCACCGACATCGTCCACTCCGACTCGTCCTCGTTGATAATCACGTCGATGGCGATGTCCTTGCCCACCAGCAGCGCGCTCGACAACACCACGCCGATCGCCATGATGTGCGGGTGTGCCTTCGACTCCGGCTTGATCATCTTCTTCAAGAACTCAGGCCCCACCGCCTGCCACTCACCGAGGTTCTGGTCGAGTTCGATGGTGCCGTTGATCGTGATGCGGGCGTAGCTCATGCTTCCTCCTGGGTTGGGCCAGTCTGCGCTTGCGCGAGTCTCAGCTTATCGACCTTCCGCTTCAAGTCGTCGACCTCCGTGCGCGCGGCGGCCAGGTCTTCGCGGAGCTTCGCCAAATCGTCCTTGTCGATGATCTCCGAGTTGCCGGTGTTGTTGATGATCCAGACGATTGACTCGCCCATCAGCTTCACCGCTTCCTGAGTCTGCTGGTACAGCTCAGGCGGCTGGCCCGCCATCCTGAACAGCGGCAACCGGATCGTCGACGGCTGCTGCTGCTTCCCGTCGCCAGGGTGGTACAGGCCGTTGACGAAAGCGTCGGAGATGATGCCGGCAATGTCGGTCACGAAGAACTCCCATCAAATTTCAGAGTGTCGAGGGTGAACGCACCGGAGCCATTGAACGTGTTGGCCCCGGCGATCGGGACCTCGCCATAGAAGGTGCCGCCCGTCGACACCAGCGGCAGGATCGCGCCGCCCCAGTTGTAGCTGGTGTTGTTGCGGTTCGCGCTGAACGTCAGCGTGTTGCCGGTGCCGTTGGCGTCGCCCACCTGCAGCGGCGACCCGTAATAAAACGAGTCCACGTTGTACCGCTGATACTGGCTGTAGGTGGTGAAGCCCTGCGGGTTGGCCGCCACCCGGTAGGCGAAACCCGACGAATAGATTTTCGACACCGAACTGTTCGCCACCTGCATCGACGGGTGGGTGCCCGCCAGGCCGTAGTCCAGGGACAGCGACTCGTGGCTGTCGACACCCTGGTAGTACACCGACACCGCGTTGATACCGGTGCCACCAGCGGCGCGGTTGATGGCGACTGTCTTGGTGCCGGTCGGCGGGTCCTTCAAGATGAAGCATTGCAGGCCGTACCGGAAGCCGTAGCCGTCCGTCTCGTACACGAACGGGCTGCCGTCGACCTCAGTGCAGGACACCCCGCCGATCGTGACCGTCGTGCCAGGTGTCGGCGAACCAGGGAAACCGGAAATCCACACCACCGCATACGTCGCCCCGGCGGGAATCGAATCCGACCACGACGTTGTGCTGGCGGTGATCGCCGAACCGACACCAGTGCTACCCGCGGTGCCGGAGCGGTCCGCCGACCACAAAGACACCGAATAGACCGGGCCGTTGATCTCACCGCCGTCGAAGTTGATCGGCGCAGCCAACTCAAAATCGCCCAGGCCGGTGACCGACGACCAGGTGATCGTCTTCCGCGGTGCAGTCGACACATGGTTGGCGCCGTTCAACCCGGCCGGGCCGCTGTGCAGCTGCGCGTACAGCAGCACACCTTTCACCGCGTTGGCGGCTATCGTCATTGCGGCCGCGTTCAAGCCTGGCATGTCGCCCCTTTTCCTATGCGTCGGTGGAACTGGCGAGGAAGTCGAGCGCCGTGACGATGAACTCCCCCTCCAAGTTCATCTGCCCATCACCACCGGACAGTGGGAACTCGCCGTAAAAAACGCCGTCCATCTCGCTGTCCCACAAAGTCACGCTGTGCACCGGACTGTTGGGGATTCCGGCGATGAACCGCAGCGGTGACTGCAACCCGAATGATCCGTTGGTGGACAAACCCCAAATGATCGGGAGCCGTCCGGTCACACAGATGTTGTCGGTGCCGTTCACCCCGGCGCCCGCCGAGTGCAGCTGTGCGTAGCCGATCGTGGCCCTGAGCAGCGTAGCTAGAGCTTCCAATCCAACTTCGTTGAGCGCCACGACTCAGTTCAGACCGTAGATGATGAGCTGCTGCAGCTGGATGCTGTTGCTCGCCGAGCTCGCGGAGCATGTCACATTGAAGTTGATGTAGTTCGTGATGTCGGCCGAGAACGTGGCAACCGTCGGGGTGGTCAGCGAGGCGCCCGCGCCTACGCCGTAGATGTACGGCGACGCCAGTCCGGGGCTGATGATGGTGCCCATGCCGCGCAGCGTCGAGTTGGCACCGGCCGCGCCCTGCGACACCAGGAAAACGTCGCCCTGAAGTTCCCACGGTTGGTTGGTGACACCGGAGCCGGTGGTCAGCGCGGCCGAGCCGAGCAGGATCGCCGCCGACGTGTTGCCGGCGATACCGGACCGGATGGTGAACGTGTAGGTGGGGGTGCCGGTACTCGAGAGGATGCCCCTGGCGACAATCCGAATACCGCGGCCGACCTGGTTCGGGTTGGGAAGGAAAAAGTCGGGCGGCAGGTGCGCCTGCACACCCATGCCCGCCGTGTCGTTGATCGCCACCTCGCTGGTGAACGTGTTCTTCGCGGTACCCGCCGTGGTGTTGGCGTAGATAAGCTCGGTGTTAGTTCCTGTCAGGAAACTCATGGTCAGGCCTTTCTTTGATGGGTTTACGGTACCGGACGTTACGGACTGAGGTCGAGAATGAAGCCACCCCACTGGTAGGTGGTGTTGTTGCGGGTGGCGTTGAACGTCAGCGTGCTCCCCGTCCCGGCCGCTTCACCGGCCATAGTCGGCACGTCGTAGTATTCGTTGCGGCCTGTGTACCGCCACGTCTTGTCGTAGGTGAGGAAACGGTCGCCGGCCGCGCCGGCGTTAAAGGCCAGCCCGTTGACGTACATGTGGTTCGTAGTCGAAGACACGGAAATCGCGGGAGCCGCGGTTGTCTGGTTCGTCAGCGACGTGACGCTGCCGACTGACCCCACCCCGCCGTAGTACAGCATGACACCGTTGGCGTAGTTGCCGTTAGCGTTGGTCACCGAAACGGTCTTGCTAACTCCGGTCGACGGATTCATGAGATAGAACGCCTGAAGTGTGTACGCCCCAGCCTGGAAGACGACCGGGGTGATCGCTGTCATCGCCGAGCCGCCCAGCGTCACCGACGCTGCGCCCGCGGCCAGGAAGCCGATAATCAACACGGCGCAGTTGGCGTTAGTAGGGACAGTTTCCGTCCATGAAACATTTCCGGTCCAGTGTTCATACCCGACTCCGGTGCCCACCCACGTCGGGACGCTGTAAGTGGGTAGCGCGGCAGGACTCAAGTCGACACCGGCGACCATCGTCGGGACGCCGGTGTTGACGCGGGTGCCACTGATAGCGAGTGAACCACCATTACCGTAGGCGTCGCCCGCGGCGAGTGGGTTGGTGCTGCCGATGTAGTTCTGACGCACAGCCCGTAGGGTGGCTCCGCTCATCGCCGTGTAGGTGCCGCTGCATCCTGTGCGCGGTGAGTCATTCCCCACCGCGTACAGATGGTTGGATGCGGTGTTCGGAATGGTGATCGACGGATCAGTGGAAGCCGGACCCCATGAAGGCTGCACCGGAGCAACCGATGTGACACCGGAGTAGTAGGACGTTACGGCGTGAATGTAGTTGTTCGTGGTCATCGTGATCGCCACAGTCCGCGGACCTGTCGGCGGGTTGAGTAGGTAGAAGCCGCGTAGCCGGCTGTAGTTCGACGCGAAGTCGGAAGTCCACGGCGAGCCGGTCATCTCCACCATCGCGGTGCCACCCAGCGTCACCGTGCACGTTTTCGGGATCGCGGTTGGTAACTCCGACAGCCACAGCACGGCGCAGTTAGCTTCGGACGGAACAGTCTCATTCCACGACCAGCTGGGGGTCTGCTTACCGTTGGGGCCGGTCGTCCCCAGACCGTTACCCACCCACGTCGGCGTGGTGTATGTCGGGACGGTGCACTCAAGCTCGACGGCGAGAGCGCACCAGGACTGATTCGCGCCAGTGACGCCGACAGTTCCGGCCGGGCCGTCGGTGTCGCCGATGGCGAGGCTAAGACCCTGGCCGGATACATAGTTCGATATCG